GTTTCGAGATTGTAACTCACCCAATGAGTTACGGTTATGTGAAGAACCATGCAGAGCATTTGTGGGACAGTCTCTCACGCTTGCGACGCAAGGGCTTCCGTGCTTGGACTACCAGCACTTGTGGTTTGCACATTCATGTTTCGCGCAATGCGTTTCTGAATGAAGCACACCTGCACAAGTTCATGTGGTTCATCTACGGTAGCGATGTGTCTCGTGCGTCTATCGCACGGCGCACAGCGCAGGCTGAACACATTGACAACATCAAGCAGTTCGCAGGTCGTGATTCACATTGGTCAAAGTTTGACCGTGAGTCATTCCTCGGCACTGCCTACGACGGCGATGATGACCTCGGCAACAGTCTTTATGTAGTGCCATCTCTTGCAGAGATTGCTAAGGGTCGCACCAAGAAAGGCAACGCAATTCCACCGTATGCGAACGAGCGTTATCTTGCGCTCAATCGCAACAATCGCCACACTCTTGAGTTGCGTTTCTTCAGACCGTCATTGCGCCCAGAAACCATTCAGGCTTCTGTTGAGTTCGTGCAATGTCTGTTTGATTACACAGACCAAGTTACTTACAACCAAGTGGTCAATAAGAATGCGCTCGCATCCTTTCAGTCGCTCGGCGAGTTTGCAATTACCAATCGCGACAAATACTCACAATTTATTGCTCGCGCAATAAGTCGTGGCGTATTCGTTGACCCACACACACCAACCGACAATTCGGTAGATGGAGAAGAATAAATGTGTTTATTAACATTCATGCCTAAGGGCATTACAATCAGTTACGAGCATGCTCGTCGTGCAGCCACTAGCAATCCCGACGGTTTCGGTTTTGCTATTCATGCAGGCGACACTATCTTGACTGACCACGACATGAACTTTGAGCATCTATGGACTCGTTTCCTTAATGCTCGCAAAGTTCAACAAGGTGCTGCGATGTTTCACTTTCGCATAGCAACGCACGGCACAGTCAATACTGACAACTGCCACCCGTTCTATGTCGGTGATGACACGCAGTCAGTTCTCGGTCATAACGGTATGTTGCCAATCGCTGTGCCAGTTGGCGAGAGTCGTTCCGACACTCGCTTATTCGCAGAGATTGTGCTTCCGCACTGTGGTGGCGTTGAGCGTCTTGACGACGACAAGTTCTTCAAGGAACTAGAAGCGTGGTCTAGTGGTAGCAAGTTGGTCATTATGACTACCAACCCTGCAACCAAGTATGACTACTACATCGTCAACGAGAAAGACGGTCATTGGCACAGCGACGGTGTTTGGTATTCCAACAGTTCATACAAGCCATTTACATACACGAGTTATTCTCGCTACGACTACGGTGGCATGTATGGCGCAGGTTGGTCTGCCAAGACAGAGTCAATATCCAAAGACGACATCGGCGCATGGGGTTGGGATACTTACGACTACGGTTACGACGATGACGACAATGCTCGTCATGCAGACGAAGCCGAACTCGAGAATTATCTTCTTGACGAACTATACGCAGACCACGAGTGGACTGCGCAGGTTCTCAAGTTCACGACTCTCAACGGCTGGGATTACGCACTTGTTGAGTGCATCAACTGTGGTGCAATCACACCAGTTGACCCAGTAGAACCAAGCCACACGCATTGTGGTCATTGCAAAGCGTGTCTTGTATGCACCGAGACTGGTCTATGCCAATGCTGGGACGGCTACGAATATCACCAATCATTCACACCAACATCACTCACGGAGGTTTCTGATGACAAAGTTAAATCATAAGCGTCGCAAAAAAATGCGACGCAAAGTCAAACGCAGGGACATTGGCTGGGAGAAAGTCCTAGCCGAATTAACTGAATACGAAATCAAATTAGCAGGAGGCGATAAGAAATGAGATTGACAACCAGGGGCGCAACAACATTTGAGTTAGACCCCGACTCTTATTCAAAGATGATGGTGGAAGTTCGTCAGTTGGTTACAGAATTACTGACAGACCAGATATCGTCAGACTTAACTGCGTCAATAACGCGCAGAGTGTTGGACACAATCAATCAAGAATACATTGCGCAATACGCAGGAATGAATCTTGACTACTCACGGGTAGTTGATTATGCAAGGGGTGGAATCATTAGCAGCCTGCTCAATGATGAACGCTTCAGTAGTCGCTTAATGCGCCTTGTCGGTGATGCCACAGTTGGCGTTACTAACGAAGCAGTTGAGCGAGTATCAGCAATAATGGAATCCAAATCAAACAACAACAGCGATTTGTAATCGCAGAAAGAAACACAAATGAATAACAAAGACTTAGTAATTCTCGCAGAGAATCAAGTGCACAACATACACAAAGACCATAAGAACCCATTCGAGTTGGCGATGGCGTCAATTTGGGTTCTCAACCCAACAGGTGAAATGACATGTCGCAAACTTTACGGCGATGTGTATGACTTGTTGGAAAGCCCCGAAACACTCGCTGCAATCAAGGGAGAAGAATTCTTTGGCGTGCTCACGAGTGGTTGGGCTGCACCAATAGAAAAATGCGACGAAGATACGCCACCATCATGGGCAGTCGGGCGTCGCCGTGTGCGTTTGTTTGTCTCGGCTACCGAAGATGGCGCAATATCTGTATTGCGTTTCAAAGACAAGCCAGACGAAACAGTCATTGACGAAGGCACAGCCAAAGGTAGTTTGGCTGACGCCGTCCTTGATTTGTATGCAAGAAAACAAGCAGTAGAAGCACTTGAGGAAATGATGAAAGACATGGGAGGTACACAATGAACGAAATGGAACAATACGAAAACTCAGTAAAGCGAGTTGATGTAATAAATGAATTCATCTCTGCGTTCTCACAACAGGGTGTTGTATTCACAGACCAAGAAATAGAAATCATATTCAACCGTTATGCAACCAAGTTCCGTGATGTTGTTGAACACATAGACAAAGGAGAAACAAAATGAAATTTACAATTTGGGTTATTGTGTTTATTGCCGCAACACTATTTATGATTAACCAAATCACAAAACACTGAAGGAGTAATTATGGAAAACCGTCATTCTGCAATACAAATGTCCGTAGCATTTACAGATAGTGATGTGCGTGACTGCATGCCTCATCTCAAGGGCGCAATGGCTTGTGTCGCATTGGAAGAAATAGAAGAACTGTTCCGTTCTTATGTTCGCGAATCTGGTTGCGAAATTATGTCGCAACTTCTTCGCGACGCAGGTTGGGATATCAACGGTAAATCATTCAAAGAAATGGGAGGGTGGTAAAATATGCCGATGAAAACTCATGAAGAAAAGAAATTACTCAACGAACAAATGACTAAAGAACTAAAAGTAATTTATGCAGATGCAAATTGCACAAACTGTCCGAGCGAATGGTTCTTCCCTGAAAACAAACGAGGTGGAGTATCAGCAGGTCCAGGTTCTAATTTGCATTGCGCATTTCTTACTTGCAATGAATGCAAAGTCAAAACAGAGTGTTTTAACTTTGCAAGAACCTATGATTGTGTTGGCGTATGGGGTGGCAGATTGTTCACCTTTGCTGGCATATCAAAACTAAACAGAAACGGAGACATAACATGAAACAGGTATCGCACCGTCGGTCAGAGCCGACACTAGAGGTGCAATTAACATTGACGCAACTGCGTTGCGTTGTAAAGTCTTTGTCAATCGGCACAGACCAATTAGCCAAGAAGATTCAACGACATGGTGACAACAGCAGGGCAGACCTCGCCTACACAGAGTTTCAAGCGCTGTTGGAAGCCAAACAAGAACTCGAGTCTGTGTTAAACGCAGGCTTGGCAGGAGATGACTTATCATGGTCAAACGATTAGCAATAGTTTCGGTTGCCGTGTTGGTGGGGGGCTGGTTGCTCACCCCACCACGGCTAGCCGAACAGAAAGTCACAATCACATCTTTTGATGTAATTGTGGAACCAGTTGAGCCAATACCGATTAAGCACAGAGACACAATACTGTTACCCAATAACATGTTTTGTCCTCAATGGGCGCAGTTGGCTATTGACACAGGCTGGCAAGAAGAAGACTTAAAGATGCTTGACCACATCATGCACCGTGAGTCCCGTTGCTACACGGCTGTTCATTACAGTCAAGACCCCAACGGTGGCTCATATGGACTTCTTCAAATTAACGCCTATTGGTGCAAGCCTTCAAGATGGTATCCAAGCGGATACTTACAGGCTTTTGGAATCCTAGAAAGCTGTGAGGAGTTATTCTACCCTCGAATCAACCTATTATCGGCCCGTCTGATATGGCTTTATTCCGACGGGAAACACGGCAATGGGTGGCTTCCATGGCAGACGTAGTTTGGGGAATAGGCGTTGAGCCTAAACACTTGACAGACCGTACTCAGATGTGCTTTTATATAATCCCCCGTCAGGGGGGTAGCGGAGGCGTGATAGCGGGGGGCAAGCAACAAGAACCACGCCAACCGAAGGGACGGCGTGGTAAGGTTCCGAAACAAACAAAGGAAGGTTCTAATGAGAATTGACAAAGAGACCAACAGGGTCTTTGTGAGACAGTCATGGTTGAAAGACATGCTCTTGTGTCCAGAGAGAGCACGACTTGCAGTCGTGCAACCTGAATTCAAAACGCAGAACGACAGCGCCGCAATCGGCACTGCCGTTCATGCTGGCATTGAGGCTGTGTTGGCTGGCAATGCGTCCGTCAAGGACGCCCCCGAAATCTCGCTCATCAAGTTCAAAGAACTTGAGAGCGCAGGAATAAACCACACAAATGTAAGTCCTGATTCATGGCACAGTCATGTCTTGGGTCTAACAGAAGCGTGGGTGAAAGACATTCTTCCCAAAGTTCCGATGGGTGGAAGTTGTGAAGTTCCGTTCTCTGTGCCGACAGGCGCTTTTGTGAACGGGATGGAACTATGGTTTGAAGGAACGATGGACTACCTGCACGAGTGGGGTATTTGGGACTGGAAGACAGCAGCACGAAAGTATTCTGCGCTGGAGAAACAATCCCAAGACATTCAATCGTCAATCTATTCCTACGCAGGACACAAGCTTGGCATCATCAAAGAGAAATCAGTTTTTAACTTTGGTGTAATGATTCGCGTGAACAACGCTTACGGTCAAATTGTTACGGTTCATAGAAGTAAAGCACACGGAGACTTTGTTGTTAAGCAGGCTATGTCTGCCGTCGCAACAGCGTGTGCTATGATGAAAGATAATGATTCGCCAACGGATGAGCGTTGGCTAATAAATGACCAACACTACCTGTGCTCACAGCGCTGGTGCCCGTGGTGGTCAGTATGCAAAGGTGCTCACATAAGTGAGCCCGACAACGAAGCCGAGGAGGCACAACATGGATAAAGACAGAGCAATCATCACACAAGTCGCTGCAAAAATTGCAGCCGACCTTGTCAATACGGAAGCAAACACGGATGCAAAGTTGGGCGAGTTCGCAACTTTGTTCACAAGTGTTAAGGACATCATCTTCGAAGCAATTGACGGTGGCGCACCAAGCGCAGAAATCTACGAGATGGCAAAGAAGACATTCAATGCAACACCTGTAGAGAACTCGTCAGGTGAGTCTGTACAAATCGCTGGCAAGCAACACGGCGACATTCCAGACTGGCTCATCAAGGCATGCAAGCGTGATGGCATTACCAAGGTGTACGACAACCGAGATGGACTCAAGGACAACGCAAAGCGTCCTTGGTTCAAAGCAGTTGACGCCGATAAGGCTTACTGGCCACCACGAACACGGCAGGCCTAAATGAAACTCACCGCAGAACAAGTTTCTGCGGGCTGGGAAACAGTAGAGGGTCAGGCGAAGTCACTCCCGCCTGACTCTCAACCTGTTGGTCCACCAACCGAATACAGAATGTATGAGCCGCTTTCCGAGGCGGCTCATTCTTTTGTTAGGTGGGCACAAAGTCCGCACGAAAGAATTCATTTAGGGTTGCCACAGATTGACGCAGAGATGCGTGGCATTGCCGCAGGTGAAATGTCAATGATGATTGGGTATGCGCACGGTGGCAAGACATTGTTGCTACTGCACTCACTACTTGAGAATCGTGACAAGCACATTGCGATGTTTATTCCAGACGAACCACGTCAGTTAATCCTGACCAAACTAACTTGCATGTATCACGGCATTGACGCCCGAGAACTAGAGCGTCTAGTTGCGATAGATGACAAAGACACAATTGATTTGCTCAGGCAAACAGCAGAAGAAAACTTTCCCAACCTTGCAGTATTTGACCAACCACTAACAGCCCTGGACATGGAACGCGCCTACAACGAGGTGTGCGATGTGTGGGGACAGATACCCGACTTGGTGGTTGTTGACTACCTAGACCTTGTGGAAGCAGGCGAGACAGTCCCCGACAAAGCGACGTTTGTTAAGTCGTTTGGTCGCAGACACGACATACCAATGCTCGTGTTGCATCAGACTTCTCGCTCATCGGGCGCTGACGGCATGAAACTAACCATGTCATCTGGTGCGTTCGGTGGTGAACAACAAGCAACATCTGTAATCGGTGTTCGTCGTAAAAAGTATTCCATTGCAGCCGAGATGAATGAAATCATCAACAAGCTTGACAAGACTCATTCAGAGCGAGCGATGGAACGACTTGACTCTTTGCGATACGAAGCAAAGATTCACGAATACACGGTTACTGTGAGCTTGTTGAAGAACAAGCGACCAGCAGGACAACTCGTAGACGACATTGACTTTGAGTTGGACTTGGCTACTGGTAGGTTGACTCCACTACTTAACAACGACCTACCAGTGCAATATCTAAGGAGCATCCATGACAGACAATTCTGAACTGGTAAAAGATTTTGCAGCTTTGTTTGCTGGTCGCACAGATGCCTACGGTTCTTGGGAAGGTGGTTGCATCAAGCAACCAGTAACCCAAGGTTCATTTACGAAACATCTGTGGGGGCAAGAGTACATCGGAATTTATCCGATGATGGATGACAGCACCGTTTGGTGGGGCTGTTCGGATATTGACGTGAACGACATTGACCAAGCCCGTAACATACAACTTGCGCTTAAACTTAAACTGATTGAGAGCTGGGTTGAGAGAACCGTCAAAGGTTTTCATGTGTGGGTGTTCGCTAGGAAACCTGTTGAAGCTCGCGTGATGCGTCGAGCCCTGCTCGCCGCACACGCCGCAGTTAAAGTTCCTGCTAGGGAAATCAATCCAAAGCAAGAGCAGGCCTCTGGCTACGGCAATTATGTTCGCTTGCCTTATCCTGGCGCCTTGTTTGAACCATGCTCTGTTCGCTACATGATAGACAGTTCTGATAGACCTTTGTCTTTGGAAACCTTTGTCAAGGAAGCAACAACCTACGCCGTCACGCAAGAAGACTTACAGCCCCTTGCTGACGCTTATGTTCCAAAAACTCCAGCACAGTTCACGGCCAAGGGCGCACCAATTCCTGTTGATGTAGCAAAAACAATATTGCATCCGTGGACATTGAAAATGTTTCTTGAGGGCCCGATGGCTGACACAGACCGTTCTAGTTGTTTGGTTAAGCTTGCTTATCGGTTTAGGTCTGACGGTATTCCGATTGAATTGGCTTACGGTTTGATTCGCACAGCCGACATGCAATGGGGTAAGTTCTACGCAAGAGAAGATGGGGAGATGCACTTGGCGAAAATCATTGCAGATGTTTACGGCGAATGAAATTGACCTGGAAACAAATAATCCCCACTAGACCCTATGCCAAGGGTCGCCCAAGGTTTAACAGAAAAACTGGCGTCACTTACACACCCAAGGAAACCAGGGAATACGAAAAACTTTTGGCAAGTTTTTACAATGGTCCTAAATTTTTAGAAGGACCAATCTCTGTCAAGCTCGTTTTTGATATTGAAAAAATTTCAATATCAATTAAACAACTTGCCGTGAATGAGCCAACAAAGTTAACTGGCGATATTGACAATTACGCTAAAGCCATACTTGACGCATTGAATGGTGTAGCATTTTCTGACGACAAACAAATTGTTAGTTTGGAATTGGAGAAAAAATGAAAGAGTCAAGATGGGACATACCTAAGCCAAACTTTCAAAAAGATTTGGAGTTCGGTAAACAAGGCGAAGAACAAGTTAAACAATTCCTGCAAGGAATTGTTAATGGTTCGTTTGAGGTCAAGTCTGACCGGTACCGCAATGGCAAGATGGTGGTGGAGATAGCCCAAAACCCCCGTAAACACGGGTGGAAGCCGTCGGGACTTATGGTAACTGAGGCAGAGTGGTGGGTCTATGTGTATACTATGAACCAAGCAATGGTGGTAGTGTCCACAGAAAGATTAAAGCGTTATATAAAAATGTTACCAAAGTCAAGAATTAGATTGTTTGCGGAAGGCACAAATAATCCAGCGAAGGGTTATTTGTTGTTGCCAGAGGAAGTTTCACAACTCCTCTACGATTCCGCATACGACGATGTCAAAGAATGACATACCCCAAGACAATTACGTCTTTTCATCAACCTACTTAAGTAAGCAACGCCCACAGACGGCGATGGAAGCATTGATGCTTTCTGTGTCGGACGTAATAGAAGAATCAGTAGAAGAATTACAACCGCTACGCGAAGCAGTAGCGATGTGCATTGAGCAACTTGACGAACAAGACCAGTTCATTATCAACGCAGTCAATAGCGAGTTCCTGTCTTACGAACAGCTTGGTAAACGCCTCGGCGTTTCCAAGCCCCATGCTTGGCGACTTAAGAACAATGCTTATGCTAAACTACAACAGTTATTAACAATGCATCCGTTAATCAGAAAGAAGGTCAGAGTGGTCAACACATGGGAACAATCTGCAAGCCAATGGGTTATGCACATTGCATCATTCGCAACAGAAGAACAAGAAGTCTCTCCTGAAAAACTACAAAGAATAATTCACGTTGCTCGAGTTTGTCTTTTTGACCAAGACGACGTTCCTGTTTCTTTGCTGTGGACAGAGATGGGCATTGAGGCAATCCAAGAGTTGCGTATGCGCAACGCTTGGGACTCTGGCAAAATGTGTAGCTTGCTTGCATCCAAACAACATGATTATGGACATGGCAACATAACAGCCTTTGGACTTAAAGGTGTTCTTGTGCGTTTGTCCGACAAAGTAGAACGACTCATCAACCTTAAATCCAAAAAATCCAAAGCACAAAATGAATCGTTGCTTGATACGCTACGGGACATAGTTGGCTATTGTGTAATAGCTTTGATGATTAACGACGAGACATTCAATTTGGAATTAGGAGAGAATTATGCGAACGAGTCAGTTAGTGATTGGATTTGAGATGCCCGTTACAGCGACAGAGATTGCAGCAATACTGGAGAAACACTATGGGCCGATTGATGTTGGTCAAGGAGTTCTTGAAAACGGTTTACAAACAAATTGTTTGTACGTTCACAACAAGAAAAAAAAGCATGCCAAATAGTGGACCTCAAGATTGGATATATGACATTATCCCTGCCAAACAGGTTGAGGAAATAGAATCAAAAGCAAGAAGTCTTCAACAGAACCTAGACAACGGAGTCAACGTCGTACTGTCAGCAACCAACGACAGCGCCATCAAACTATGTCGGGCGTACTACGACAGCACACAAGGCAACATGCAAGCATGGTTGCATATAATGGGATTTCTGGATGCTCTTATCGGTACAATTGAAGAACACCTACAAGAAGAAGGGATAGACCCGTATGCAAAATGAACTGTCGGAAACGCAAGCAGAAACGGAACGCTACCTTCGCGACCGAGTAGAAGAATTAGAAATAACATTGGAAGCAATGCGAGCAGAGCTTCGCGTTGCACAACAAGAACTGTGGAAAAGAGAAACACAATGAGACCAGTAATTGTTCTTTGGGATGACGCCTACTCGGAAGATGAGTGGATGAGTGTTGAGCACTACAACCCCAAACCCGAAACACCAAACATTTCTATTGGCTACATTGTTGCTTATAACAACGACTACGTTCACATCGCTTCAACAATTGACCAAGATGGCGGTAACTGTTGTGGCATCATGGCAATTCCCTACGACATGATTGTCTATGTAGCACCGCTGCAAATTTTAAGCGAAGCCAAAATTTATGGAGACAAAGAAGAATTTGAGCGATACTTGCAAGGCAAGTTCGCTCAACGACCTGAGGTTTACGAGTTTATTGAGTCTGCGGAAATATCCTTAGAAACGAATCCCGAACCTTCTGCTTAGAGTCAGCCCACAGCGGGCTCAGTTCCACATGCAACCAATCACCGTCTGGCGCACCATGTATTGTCGGTTTGGTGTAATTCTGCCAAGTGCCGCGAGTCCAGTTATAGCCACGACCGTGTGGCTTTGGGAAATAGTCCAACACAAGCTCAATACCTAATTCGTCTGCGTGACGAACAAGGAAGTCCGCCATGTGTTCGGCGTACTGTCTACCGTTTCGTCTGCCCTTGGTTGGTGTTTTGCGATAGCTAAGGTCTACCGCACGTCCTGTGGCGTGTACAGAGAGGCTCTCAGAGCCCCTCTTGGGCCTGTTTACAAATGTGCCGTTGTTCCACAACGCACCTTCGCTTAAGTAAATAAGGTGCTTAACTAATTCTGTTAAACCTGGGCGTTCGCCCGCGGCGACGCCGTCCTTATTGCCTGTGTAGGTCTTCTTTGCTCTCATAACTATCCCTCTGGGTTGTTTATTGCTTTGTCCCGTTTAGCAATTTCCTGCATGTCGTACAGCCTTCTCAACAATTCGTTATCTTGCATTTGTTGGTTGACTTCTTTCATTGGCGCACCAATCAAGCCAAGCAACGGATTCACCATTGATGTGCCTGGGTCAGTTGGTATTGACGGACTCAAAGACTCAGCCCTGCTCAACAAAGGAATCAGGTTACGCAAAGCATAATATGCTTTGTCGTCAACAAATTTTCTTCCACCCGCACCAGTTTCCCCATATCCCAATAATTCCATTAATGGTTGTAGCGCAGCGCCAATACCACCAGTAACCTCGACTGGGGTTTGCGAGAAACGTTTATTGCTAAACAGTTGTCTTTCTCCAGTTAATTCAATTGGCAAACGAACCAATGGGTTTACGTTTGACAAAAATCTTGCTGGGTCTTGCAACATATTAACATCTGCCTGGATTCTGTTAAAACCAATATCTGGCGTTGCGTATATATTGCGACCAAAAGGAAGTTTCCAAGCACCCATTTCTTGCATCCAAGCAGGCACAATTTCGCCTTCTTTGTCGTCCCTGAAATTACGTTTAGTGTTTCCATAGATTTGGTAAGCACGAGGATTCAACCAAATATTTTGTATTTGCATTGGAAGGTTTCGTGATGTCCACATCCAAAACGGAATTATTTGACGCAAAGATTTGTCTAAGGTAGACAAATCTTCGTAGTCAATTAAGAAACGCTGAACTCTCGCCGCAGAAGTATTGAAGTCCATTCCCTGCATAGCCCCGTCGTAGGCCAACATGAATCGCGAATGTCCTTCAATCCATTGTCCCAAACCTTTGCTGCCACGAGTAAGTGGATTGTTTATCAAACGACCAGACATGTACAGTTGACGCAAGTTGTCAGCTGCGTTACCGCCGCCAGAAGCAAAACTTGCCCTTACGGCAATTTCGGCTTTTGCCCTTTTCGCAACAGGCAAACTTTGAAGCCATTGTTCTACGCTTTTGCCAGCACGAGAAGCTTCATTAAGGCTTCTTGACATCTGCAAACCTTCCATCAAATACCTTGGACTACCTCCAGCGGCAAACAACATGAAGCCGTTGGATATAGAGTTGCGAACGTGAAAGCCAGGACTCAAGGTTGCGTAAGCCTTAAAGAATCTTGTGTATTTACCAAGAAACATATTTAGTTCTCTTGCTATTGCTGGCTCTTGCAACCTGTGTACGTTTTTGACAAACTCAGCTATTTGTGGGGCTACCTGAGTTGTTGGGAATTGTTTGCTTAATTGAACCATTCCTTCGTCAAACGAAGTAACAAAATCAGTATCAACAAAGTAGTTTAATCTACTATCTTTTGGAACCTGAACACCTTCTACAAGTTCCTGTCTAACTCTTCCGTCTTTGCCCACAGTTTCTTTCAAGTAAGACGACTTAGTTAAACCGTTTGCAATTCGCGCTATATGCTCCTGTGAATTCAAAATTGCTACTTGCTTGTAGTATTCTGTGTTGGCAAGAATCCACTTTGAAGCTTGGTCACGAATGTTTTTGTCAATTGATGGGTTAATAGCAATTTGAGCAAATTTTGTTGCTTCGTCAACAAACATTTGAAACTCGGTAACGAAAGCATCATAACCTTCTTTGCCTTTAATACTTTTAATTGCAGCCCTAACTCTGGCTGAAGATTTTAGCACATTGTCAATTTCAATAATTTTTTGCATTGCAATGTTTACGTCTTCGGGCGTAGTTGCTATTTGTGCAGCGTCATAGGCCCGTCTGGCGTTTTCCAAAGCTGTTTCTTCTTTTGTAACGTTCCCAAGTTTGGAAATCCCACGAAGCGCATCGGTTTGTTTTTTGTTTATTTTTGCCAACTCTTTTTCGGATTGAGCCAACAATTTTGTTTCTTTGTCAATTTGTTTAATTTCTTCTCTAGCAGCACCAGCCATTGCTGTTTTAACATTTTGCTCTTTGAGTTGAATGGCTTGAATCCAAGCGACTTCTTGTTCTAATTCTTTCGCAAATTGAAGACTTTCAATTTGCGCAACCTCACCAGCAAACCCAACACCTGGAGGGGCTGTCTCCATCCCAAACAAATCAGATTTCTTTTGAGCAGCGGCGTCAATTTCTTTTCGCACCACCTGTGGTGGGTTGTAAGCAGCCTGTTGTCCAGCCAGTTCATCAGCCATAGGCTGACGGCCTGGCAAATCTTGCACAAATGGGCCAGCATTCAAAGCCTGTTCAGCTGTCTTTGTTTCTTGAGCAACACCTTTGCGAAGTGTGGATACGGTAATGTCTGTTGCTTCTGGACTAATTACCCCAGATTGTTGCAATTGTTTTGCCAACACAGCCTTTTGCATTTCTGCTTTAAGGCCGTCCATCTTTATAACGCTGTCGTATCTGGCACGTGTTGACAATAATCTTGCCAACAACTGTTCTGTGCTTTGCCCGTAGGTCATCATTATGCCGTTGACATCAGACACCATATTGCTGGCTTTTGTGATTAATGCTTCTTCTGGCGTTCCCACCCAAGAACCATTAATAATTTTGCGTCTTTCGCTTGCTGTTTCTTTAGAGACCTTTACAGAATTATCCAAATCATCGACTACGTTTTGTTCTTCAATATATTTCTGAAGTCTCGTATAGGGCTTATTGCCAGTTACGCCAGAAAGAACGTTGCTAGGTGAACCCATTCCTGTTTTCGTAACTTCATCAACAAAGTCCGGCGTTATTCTTATTTTGCTTGTTCTGCTTTCGGTGGAATCAAAGAAGTTATACAAAAAAGCAACTTTTTTGTTGGCAGATGCACGAGAATCCCAAACTTCTTTTGAGCGCAAAAATTCGTTTAAATCATTTTGCAACAATTCCAAATCCGCCTTCAAGGATTCAGCTACTTTTTTATCGTACTTGCTAGTGTAAACTTTGCCCAACGCTAAATTTTGTTTTCTGCCCAAATCGTCATAGGATTTTTTAATCTGTTGAGCGACTCCAGCAATTTGTTGTTCTCGGCGTTTTACTTCAGCAACAAAAACTGATGGCCTTGAAAAATATGTTGCATTACGCCTGTAGTAATTCGAAAGAAAATCAGTAAACAAGGCTTCTTGCTCTGGTGGTGTAAACATAAAGTTTCCACCACCCATACTGTCTGGGAGTTGAATAAATGATTTTTCGTTACCCATTGTTCCAGTAAACGCAGACATACGCACGTATTGTGTTGGGTAATCCAACACCAAATCAGGGTCGTTGGTTTTTACAACTGGAACCCAAGCATCATCTGGGTTAAATTTTTCTGCTGTTGTTATTATCTTTCTAGAAGCCTTTTGTCCATCTTCTGCAATTACGGATGCGGGCTCAATTACGCTAACTCTTTCCATGTTAGAATTCCATGGCTCCCACACACGTTCGTAAATTGTTTTTTGACGAACCGTTTGCGCTGCTGGTCCAGCAGCAGGTATTTCTGCCCTTTGCCCAGTATTTGGGTCTATAACATATTCCATCACCCAATCAAATTCGTTTGGTACTGGTTGCCCAGTATTGGGGTCTATTCTTGGTTGCGGAACATATCTACGTTCCTTGGTTACGCCCGTAGGTGCCGTTTCCGCCACAGGCGCTTCTTGTCTTGCTTTAATTTGCAATTTTTCCAAGTAGCCCAAAGACTTGCCTTCGGGGTCTCGAGCAACCCTTAACTGGATTTGATTATTGTTTACGTCTAGGAAAATCAACTCAGGTTGAGTTGGGTCCGACATTCGATTAATTAATTTTGGCAAATCTTTATTAAATGGGTCAGGCAATTTTGCAACACCTCCCTTTAGGGGGTTTTGCAAAATTACTTGTTGAGCATCAAATGGAAGATTTGTTGGGTCACTAGCAATACTATTGGAAATAATTTTATTAAGTTGAGGTGTCCAAGATTCCGCATTTGACGTGTCTCCAGTTACGGTCCAAGTAATTTTAGACAAATCAGCAGCAGCCAATTCTCTCTTAAATTTCATTAAAGATTCTTCTCGGGCGGCCATGCCGTATTCTTCTGTTTCGATAAATTGTTGATGTTTTGTTTTTGCATCAATATATTTCTTAACTAAATTTGCTTCGTCGGGAGTGAAAGCGCCTTCTGGGATTGGTTTTAATTCTGGTCTGTCGGCATTTCTTATTCTCTTAAATTCCCATTGCCGTGTGTTTAAATTAAACACGCGTTCGCGTGGTTTAATTTCTCCAAAAGCAGACCGAACATGGTCAATGTAAGCCATGCGTTCTTCATAGGACAAAGGCACTCCATTTACTTGTGCAATTTGTTTTTCTGCAGCATCAAGTTCTTTGGTTGCTTGTTTTAACGCTTTGGCAGCTTCTGGTTTGGCCTTTATCATTTGTTCCAAATCGTCCAAAGTTTGCTGTAAATAATCTACATATTCTTTTCTTTGTCTTAAAATTTGCGCTTCTTCTGGATTAGAAGAATAGGTTCGCACCCTAAGTTCATCGCGCATGCTTTTTGCATTTTTGAGGTTTCTGTAAAAAAATGAATCCTCTTGTTTTTGTACACGAAGACTCAACGTGCCGGAACTGGACAAGCGTGCAGCTTCTGAGCCACGCAAAGTAGGTGTTGCGTATCTTTCCCCGCCAAATAAAGCCCCAAACAGCTCTTTAATAGCCCGTGTTGAATTAATGTTGCTGTTTAATGCGTCATTAATATAGCGGTCTATGCTGTCTGCTTGATAAGCAAAATAACCAGCATCGTCACGACGTTTTCCAAAAGCTCTTGTTTGTTTTTGCAGTTCTTTAATTCTTTGCGGCCCAGACATACGAGCTGACAATTTTTTAATTTCTTTTCGTTGTGCGGTAGCTGTTTCTTTTGCCAACTGTTTGGCTTCTTCTAGTTCTTTAGCCACCTTTGAATAGTGTTCATCAAGAAGATTCATTTGGACATCTACGTCGTAAGAAAGTTGCTTTTTTAATTCGTCACCAAATGTCTTGGTGCTCAAAATTCTTTTTTTCAAATTAGCTAAATAGGTTTTGTATCCTTCGTGACCTTTGTTCGCAAGGCTTTGCAAAATCCTAGATTTTTGCAAACCTTCCGAACCAAGAACCGATTCTTGTGCGCGACGACTTGTCTCCATTTTTGCTGCCATCACAGGGTCAGCTATTGTCCTAAAGTCAATAACCCCAGCACCACCAAGATTGCTCATTTGCGAAACAGGGAAAGCTCTAACTTCAATGTCGGCTATGCTGTTGACAATATTTTGATATTGCAAATCAGAAGCAAGGTATGTTTTGATGTCGGACAATTTTTTTAATTCCAAATTAAGAACTAAATTTGGAAATATTTCTTGAAGAACTTCCCGTTCGTCAGGGTTGTTCATTATTGCCCTAAGTTTTTCAAGAAGAAGCAGTTGCATTTCTTCTGCGTTTCTTCCAGATGCAACAACCTCTTCGGCAATTGGTTCAAGTAAATTTTTTGCTCTTTCTAATGAATCTACGTGTTCTGTTGCCGTTCTTGCAAATGTTTCATAAATTTCATGGGTCATGCGAGCATGACCCTGTGGCGTCAATGTTCTTCCGCTTGCACCCAAAAGTTCATTTGCCATTCTAAGAACGTATTTAGATTCTTCTTTTATGTAAAAATTCATTGCGGCTTTTGCAAGTTCCATTGAACCTTGAGATATATCAATTGGGTTTTGATAACCAAATGCTGGATTTTGCCCGCCCGAGTTAACCAAAAAATTAATTTCGTCCAATGTGTCTTTTGGCAACCTGCTTGTTAATTTGTTTTGTTTTTGAATTAACTCATCACGCTCTTTAATCATTGCTTTTTGTTTTTCAATGATTCTGTTTCTCAAAGGAAGGTCGGGTCGAGTTTTTGATTCATAAAAACTCAACTCATTATTGCTCAAACGATTGTCTGTTATTTTAATGCGGCTTTCGGCGGCTGCAAAACGTTCCTGAATGTCGTCAGCTAATTCGCCCAAAGAAATTTGGGCGCCAGGATTGTTTTTTGCCGTTTCTAATTGCTTAATATAATCTTCCAAACCGACAATTCCATTGTCGGCATTTAATTGTTTTAGGTGATTAATGACCGCATCATAACCTTCTGGTTTCAATATTTGCGATTGGTTGTAGTCACCAAACACGTCTATGAAAGAACTATAAACTCTATTTGTTACGCCCAAACCAATATCTGGAACCTTTGCTAAGTGTTCAGGAACAGCTAAAAGCCTTCTTTCCAATTCCCTGATTTGTTTGTCCATAACCAACCATTGGGCAGGAAGTTTTAAGCCAGCAGGCAATTCTTTTATGTTTGTAAAAACATACCCATCAAGTTTGTCTTCAACAACTTTTATGATTCCATACTTTTTTCTAATAGCGTCATTTTTCGTAATTCTTAAAATTGCTTTATATTCCTCTGTTGGGTTGTCCAACAAATTTTTAGCAAAATTTGGGTCATCCACTTGGGCCCGCACAAACAACCAACTAATTGCTGCCCGCACATCGCCCAAATCTGTTGGGTCGGTTGATGTAGCTGCTCTGGCTAATGTTTCACGAACATCGGCAATTGTTTTTTTCTCAAGATTGCTTCTTGTGATGGTGTTTAATTCAAGTTGATTCTTTAACTTAACCCAAGCATTCCATTGTTCTTGGTTGCCAATTGGAACTGCTTTTTCGGTAGCGTTTAAATATGGTCTAATGACTGTGTCAAAATTTAAGCCTTTTTGACCGCCACGAGATTTAACATTTTGACCAATTTGAATTTGACCAAACTTGGCAAGATTCTTTAAATCCGTAATTACTTGAGAAGCATTTTTGTTGCCAACCGTTGTGTAGTTTGACAAATCCGATAAAGCATCATTTAAGAACTCAAGAGAATCTCTAGTAAAGATGTTAAATTTATGTTCTATTTCCGCCGCACTCTGAGCAACAACATCTTGCATTGTTTGCAAATTCTTTAACAAGTTGTTTACATATTCCGCAGGCGGTGCTTCGGAAGCCTGTGTTAACACATCAAGATATTGATTTAAGGCTGTTTGCCTTAAATCAAGTGACTCTAAAATAATTTGATGATGCGCTTCTTGCTCTGCCAAAAGAACAGATTGTTCTTGAAACATGGCCATATGTTTTGCATGTTTTTCAACTATTAATGCACGGGCATTGTTTAGTTTCTCTATTGCCTTTTGAACATTCTCCGCTGTCTTGGTTCGCAAAGCAGCATCTGCTTCGGTTGCCGATAATGTTTTTTGTGCAATAAGTTGTTCTGCGTCTGTTCCGCCAAGAAGAAGTTTTCCAACTTCTTCTTGGCTTAGGTTGGCCAATCTTGTTTGTTCTTTTAGTTGAGACTGTGCTTCTTTTGAAACCGTATTAACAAAATCCGACATTTCTTTACGAGCAAGTTCATAAGCGGTTTTAACAGCTTTTGCGGTTCGTTCTGGTTGTGTTAAAATTGATTCAAGGGCTTCTTTGGTAATCATGCCACGTTGAACGGCCATGCTGGCAATATCGTTGCCGCTTTCCTTTAGGTTCTGATAAAAAGCAATAGTGCCAATACCTTCTGCGTAATTTGACAAATAAGAAGTAAGAGCTTTTCTAATATCTGTTTCAAAAAAATCGCCTTTAAACCCACCCAGGCGTGCGAGTTCGTTTAGCCTGTCTACGCCACCAGCAATGTCTTCGGGTGTAAGTATTTTTCCAAACCAATCAACGGTTTCGCCCGAATTAACAAGCGCTTCAAGGTTTCGCGACTCAAAAGAACCACCAATATTTGTATGGTCAACTTTCATGTACCGACGAACATCTATTGCTCTTTGCGATGAACTATTTTGAACAAAATCCTGTGCCGATGCGGTCATTTTGTGTGGGAAGAAATTTTTACGACGACCAGCAATTACAAAACCATTTGGTTCGTTGCCAGCAACAAATCTTCCATACGAATCAATGTTTTCATACAGTTTGTCCGTAGCATCTTTAATTTTTTGCATTGCCCGACGCTGTCTGTCGCTAATGTTTGTTGGAATTACGTCGGTGTCTAAGTATTTGTAAATAACGCTAGATTCAGCAACCACATCTGGGTCGCTTAGTGCTTGGGCAACAATATTTGCTCCATCCCTAGCCGCAACACCCCTTGCTGCCCTGGCTGCATTATCTGCATCCAAAATGGCTAAACCCATTTTGGGTGTTAGGTTGCCAGGCATTGATTTGCCAGCTCTGCCAGCAAAGCGAATGTCGCGCAAATCTAAGTTGGCTGCTGTGCCGGTCGGAGTCATTAACTTGCCAAGATATTCACCAGCTCTTGTGTTCAAAATACCTAAACGAGCATTTGTTATTCCTGAAGCAAGACTTCTGCCTATAAATCCACTAAAAGGAACGCGCACTCTTGAACCAAGATAATAAATTCCATAGTCATTCATTCCCATCAGTTTGGCCATCTCTGGAGTCAGTCCATTGCGACCTCGTTTTAGAATTTCTGCTATCTCGGCATCGGTGGCACCAAGTTTTCTTGCACCAGAAGCCAAGGCTTCTGAACCACGCCGACCCTGTATATATTTTGTTCCCAAAAACTCTCTTGTGGGTATTGCTTCTTCGTATTTTGAAGTTTTGCGCAAAGTGTTTACGACTGTGTCGGAAACACCACTTAAACCCAAATTGGCTAACTCGTCAGAACGTTTTGCGGTTTCTGTAGCAAATTTATCAATTGCACCTTTACCTGTTTGGGTAACTGCTTTTTTGCTAATCGTTCCACCGAGAGTTGCGTACGTTAATGGGTCAAGAGCAATGTCTCCAATTAATCCAATTATTCTTCCACCCCAACCACTCATAGGTACAACTCTGCCAAATCCAAAAGTTGGGTCCGCTACCTGGTCTTTGTAATCTTTAAAAGATGCTTGTGTGTTGGGGTTATTATCTACTGCGTCTTTAAATTCTTTAATACCAGAAATAATTAAGCGACGAGGTATATCAATTGCGGATAGTCCACCCAACACAGTTTTGGATATTGGGTTATTAACAAGCAAACTGCCAATAGTCCCCAAAGCACCACTTGGTTTTGGTTGTTCGCCTTTAGAAATTTGTTGCAATCTTTCGGTTAAGCCTGGCGCAGTTTGTAACGCTTTAATTTTCGCATCACGAAAATTAAGCGCAGCTTTTTGTGATGGCACAACCGCATTTTGTGGGCGACCAGCCTGAAGTTCCACCAATCTTTTGTAAAGACTACTATTGTCGTTTGTTGCCATTATTTGCCTAATTTAACTACTTTGGAACCTTTAACCGTGTAGTTTTTAGACGCACCCGACGATTTGGGAATAGCGGCAGCAGCACTAAATATTCCACGTTTCATTAAAGCGTCTTTTAGTGGTGTTGCGCCCGAAGCATCAACTCTTGGTTGCAATAAAGCAACCATAGCCTCTGCAACCCGTGCCATTCGTTCTGGCGTATTGCCAGCAAGTCTTGCTTTTGTTTCGTCAAAAGGAACGGTTGACATAGGCATTGTACTTCCCTTTGCATAACGGCGAGGAACATTTTTTTGAGTTTCCTGTTGAGCCTGTCTTTTTGCCAAAGCCTCAACCATGTCAGATGTTTTAAATTCTTTGGTATTTGGTGCACCAAGAAAACCAACCGTGTCGGCAACATTTTCAGAATAACGTTGTCTTGCCGCATCTAATGCGTCTAACAAACTTTGATATTCCAAATCGTACGTATCTGGATTTTCTTTAACAAATTTGTCAAAAGCATTTTTGGCTTTTATTAATTCATTGGATTTTTCCGCAACATTTTTTTCAGCAGTTTTTACGTATTCTTCTGGAGCATTAACTTTTGTTGCTTTTGGTGTGTAAACAGGAATTGGTTGTGTTTTGTCAACGATTGGGCCGCCAGGTTTTTGTCCAGGTGGATATTTTTTCTGTTTTGATTCGTAGGGTCGAGCAGCGTAGTCTTTTGCTAATTTTTGAAATGCATCAGCATAAACATCAGCTGCTTGATATCTTTCGTCAAATCCCGGTAAACCACTTTTCCTAAATGGGTCATTTTCAATTTTTAATTGAGTATCTTCCCGTTGAGCTTTTTGATAAGCGTTCCATTCTCGATAGTACAACTCTGCTTGATTTAGGTAATCATCTACCTCGGCTGAGCCGCTTGTGATGTTTGGGTCGTTTTGCAAAACGGCTTTTAAGTTTTGTTTAATGGTCCAAAGGTCATAACCTTTGGAAATGTCGCTTGCTACATCTTTTAGTATTGGGTCGTTTGTTTGGTCTGCATTAAAAAAGTTAGGAGCATAATCGGCCATTAATTGTTCTGGCGTTTTCCCAATATAGGCAGGTGTATATGTGTCTGTCAAAACGCCAAGAATGGCGTTTTGTAAAATAGACAAATCAGACGTGTTTAGAATGCCAGAAGAATTAAGCCCACGCAATTGCGCAACTATGGAATCAAACTGCTCCTGGTCCACGCCTATAAGCCTTTTCGTTACCTGCCACGACGAGCATTAAGTTCGTCAAGCAATTGTTGCGCCGTGCTGCCTTGCGCCTGTGCTGGGGCGACAAGGTTTGCTAATTGGTTAGCAAGGATTTCTTGCGGAGTTGCTGTTTGCGCCAATTGCCCAGGCAATGGAACATTGCTACCGTCGCCACTACCACTACCACTACCGCTACCGCTTTTTGTTGGTGCGGCGCCAGTTAATTGAGAAATAGTTTGAGCCAATTCCTGTGCCAAAGCATTACGTTTTTCTTCAACGCCAAACCGTGATTGGTAAACGGCTTGTTGCAAGGCTGCAAGCGCTTGCGCTTGCGCGTTTTCAGCTTGGCTTGTATATCCAGCACGTTCTTGACCCAAACCAGTATTAAACAACAATTGTGCCATTTGAGACTCTGCAGCACGAGACCCAGCACCCTGTTGAGCAAGTGCGCTGAGTGTGTTGGCAAGATTTTGAAAATTAGCAGCACCTTGTTGTGCTTGCAGTTGGTCTGCTTCTATTTGTCCACGCACAGGTGCGTCCGACACACCATAGGCGCTTAAATAATTAGTTAAAGCATCTGGCGCAGAACCAACCTGTGCGGTTATTCCAGCATATGGATTGTTTTGATTTGCAGCCAAGTATGCGTTTAACGCCCTATAACCCTCATCGCCAAGTCCTTTGGCAACATCGTAACCCTGACCTATGTTTTGCAATGCTCTATTGTAAGCACCACTAATTGCGCCTTCGCTTACTTTGCTTTGGTCTGCAATCATTTTTAACAACGCATCAAAACCCGTGTTGTAAGAACCACCCGTGTAGTAGTCAGACAAACCAGACGCTTTTCTAGCGTCTTGTTCTTTTTCGTAATTAAATTTAGCTAGCGCAAGTGCGTCACTTGCCGTCATGCCGCCACCATAACCACTACCGCTTGTTGACGTTGGTGCTGTTGTTGGTGGTTTTGGTGGTTGCATACCGTAGAAAAAATTACTGCTTGTACGAGCAAAAGCTTCAGCATCTGGGCTAGGGCCCGGTATTGGGGGAACTGGCGACGTAACTCTATTTTTTGGTGCCGCACCAGGGTTCCAAACCCAAACAGAACCATCTTGTTCAACGTTTGACATTATATTGCTCCTGCTCTACGTGCATAAAGCTGACGCGCGGCGTCAGCAATAGCTTGTGCTTTTTCTGCTTCCATATCTGCTAATTGATTCCTAAAAGCCTCAAGACGTTGAGCTTCAGTTAGGTCGTACATTCGTTGTTGCTCTTGTTGCTGTTGGTCAAATTCTGAAAAACTACGAGCGCGTTGTTTTGCAAAATCTTGCAAACCACGCGCGAATACGCCAGATTTAACATTCGGACCAACCATGCCACGACGAGAATATCCCGACACAACCCGTGGTTGTGCTTTATTGTATTCTTCCATCATTCCTTGACGTTCGCGAGTGCCACGTTGTTGTGAGAGAAAATTGGCGTACGCATTCATGGCGCCTGTTGCGCCATACTGCTGCGTATACCCGCGCCTACGAGCCTCGTAATCAGCTGGATTGTAAGCCATTATTTAATCCTTTGATTGGAAACAATTTTGTAATCTTTACGATTATTTTTATTAACTTCAATTTTTAATCTTTCAATTTCTTCATACAGATGACCAATCTCATGTGATAACGAAGAAAAGATTTGCTGCAGCGAAGCGGCATCAGCACTTTTCAAAGCGTTAATAACAGGCGAGGTCCAAGTTTTCATTAACTAAACACCTGCGAACCCAACACAAGTTGGTCACTATCGCCAGCAACACCACTAGTGCCGTTGCTAGCTGCGGTGATGCGCCCTTGCGCATCTACCGTAATATCTGCCGCCGTATATGAACCTGGTGTAACTGCTGTGTCGGCAAGTTTGTCAGCAGTTACCGCATCGTTGGCAATATCGGTTGTGCCGATAGCGCCAGCATCAAAACCTGTGCCGTTCTGCAAAGCATCAACAAAAGTTTTGATGGCGGTAAAATTGTTATTAACTTCACCAGCCTCAGCAATAGTTCCGTTAGTAAATGAGTAAAGTCCTGTAAGAGGCATTATCCGGTCATCTTTCTGTTGTTGTATTTAATAGCAATAGAGTCAAAACCCCAATCTTTAGAAATTTGTCCAGTAAACAAAAGTTGTACTGAACGAGCAAATCCAAGATTAGAACCATTCAAAATTTGGACACCAACAGATTTTTTACCCCATAAACCTTCGCCCCAGTTGTCTACCCCCCATTCCATACCGGTGCCTGATGCGCCAAGAATTACATTGAATTGTTTACGTTCAGAACCAGTAGATTCTTCATAGTTGTGAAACACTTTTACGTTGATTGTTCGTTGAGTGTCAACCTGTTTGAACGCTATATCTGGACGGCGAAACATTTTCTTTTGGGCATAAGTTCTACCGTCAATCCAACCTGTTCGATAATAAGAACTAAAACCCGTTGCAGTACCATTAATATTGTCTTGTTCTTCTTTATACATATCAACTTTCAACACATAAGCTTGTGTTGGGTGAATAAACAGTCGAAAGTTCTCGTTGTTTGAATCAGTCCAGTCAATGCCACCAATGACGCCTTTGCCGTCATGGGTGGCAAACTTCATGTAAGCACCACGAGGACCAATAGTTGGGTCGTACACAAAACTAGCGGTAGGAGCGGTAGCTAAACCATCGGGGTCGTACGGCAATGACACCCAAATACGACGACCAACATTCGAAACACTATAAGGTTCCGTGCTTAACGTAGATAGTTCTTTGTTGTCAACCATTGGTCGTAACTGGTCAAAAACGTCCCTGATAACAGAACCATCATAAAAAAACAAACCTTCTGGCACTGAATAAAAAAACACACCTTGTTCCGCATCAGCAATGCTGTTGCGGCTAGAACAACCAAGAGTTGTTGTCAATTCAACAACGTTAAAGTTTTCTGAATCTGTACCCAATAACAAATAGATTGCGTTTGTTTTAAAAATAACCAACTGGCCTTGCACAACAGCTAAACCATTGATGCCACTACCACCAGCTTTAAAGTCAATAAAATCATCTTCCACCCAGGATTCAGGTAAGCCTTCATGCGACCAGCGCAGTCGGTCAGGATAATTTACGCCATCTTCCCTTGTGTTGGCTACGAACATTTTGTTCGCATGCACAATGTTGTGTTCTGCTTTTGGCATAAACCCCGACGTAGGACTTGATGTTGGTTGCCAAGAAGGACCAGAAGCGGTTAAAGCCGTTGCGTAAGTATTTGTTGTCTGCCACTTGTACCCCGCAGTTCCAGAAGCCCCCGTACTGATATAAAGCGTGTCACCCCAGTTAGCGAACGATGCGCCATGCGCATTGTTTGCAACGATGTCGTTGCCGGACGAAAACTGCAAAGTAGAAAAATCTGCACCAGTAGAACGATAAACCTTAGTGCTGTTTGCCAACATAATTGTTGATGTAGCACCATAAAACGCATGCAGTTTGTCGGGTGCCCAAGTGCCCGACACAGCCGTAGAGTTTATACGTTGCATAGCACCACGACTAAACACACCACCACGAGGGTCAATCTCAACGTTCAGCATGTCAGGAGATTCATTCCTAGCCAACAAAAACTGGTCGGCACGAAGATTCAGGCCGCCAGTAAAATCGTCGTAACGCTCAAGAAGAATCTGCGCCATTAGTTACCTAACGTCGCACCAAGAGTCTGCAACCAACGTTTCATCGTTGGATACTGTCTACCCCCAGACATCAACAACGGACGTGCACTAGGCGTCTTCATCAAGTCACGGCGAGCCATTGCTACGCCTTCCTCAAACGAACGCATATACATCTGTGAAAGCTCTGGGTCTTCTTGGCGTTGATAGACACGAGCCAAAGCAAAATAGGCAAGAAGAATATGGAACCATTCGTCAAGGTCAATTGCCTCGGATGTGTTGGACATCCAGGTGTAAACAGGGTTCCTGTACGCGCGCACGGTAATCGTGTAAACAGCATCAGGTTTCGGGTATAGGTGCAAAGCGCCATCCCAGATGGCGTAAAAGTATGGGCGTGAAGCCGTGTCGGTATTACCCAACCAGATTTCCTCTGCGTTGTCGTAGGGAATCATCGTTAGTCTCGAACCAGACGAAGAAGTTTCTACAAGAGAAATGATTTCTCGAATATCGCCAATTGTAGATATTGTGTACGGACGTTGGTTGGCTACCGTGTTAAAAGTGTAGGACTCTTGATATTTTGGATATCGGCGTTCCAACGCAACAATGCGTTGGAAAGCCTCTTTAACAGCGTTGTCAATAATGCTGTTTGGAATATCTGTGGCGTCAAGGTCCGAGATGTCGCGAACCATTGTTCGCACATCAGCAAGGCTCATCGTCATTAGGCTTCTCCCCTGCTACGCAAATGCCCCATGCAATAATCGGTGCCTTTGGCTTTTCTCCCCTCACAAGTGTCATCGTTGGCAGCACAAAAATTACCTCTGCCAAGATAGGGACCGCTACCTGCGGCTAGTTTAGAACCAGCTACTTCTGCTGCGGGTCTGATACCCGATACTGGAACTCCATGATATTCGTGGGACAATATTGCGTTCTTCATCAATAGTTGTCCTTTTCGTTACTTGGGGTATGCCCCGGAAGGTGGTGGGCACACCCCAAATTACGAATTAAATTTAACCTTTGTAGGTTCTTCCTGCCTTCATTGAGGAAGGGGTTTGTTTGCGGGCATAAATTCCAATAGCTTCTTTGCCCTTCAACTTATTGTTCCAAGCAATTGCTGCTTTGGCTTCGCCAGTTTTTCTTTTGGCATCGGCTTTTTGACCGCGAGTTAATTTGTTGTCTTTCTTTTTTGCAGCCATTGTTTCTCCTTAAATAAATATTGGGTAAGGGGCTTTTATCCCCTTACCCAATATAACAGATTAACTAAGCAGTCTTAGCTGTTAGCTTGCCCTGCTTCTTTGCGTTACGGCAAGTAAGGTTGCCGTAGCACATAATGAGAGCATAACGTGCATCCAAGTTTTCTGGGCGCACAAACTCTGTCTGCTGGAACCACTTACCTGAGTGACCGACAAGTGTGAGGTACTTGCTGTTCAGGAAGTAGAACACGCCAGCTGTGCAATGCACATCGTACATTACAGGAGCAGCCTTAAACAGAAGGTTCTGGAAACCAGCATCTGCTGTCTTGGTGTCTGTGTAACGCAACTGTGGTTGCAACAAAGCCTCATACTTCTCAAACAATGTTTGAGTTGTAAGAAGCACGTCTGGGTGGTCGTTACCAACCGAAACCGTGTTGTAGGCAGTTGACATCTGTGCGAGGGTCAAAGCACCAGCGGTGTTTTCCTCGTACGAACGCCAGAACTCGTTGCCAGCTGTTGCACGGTTAATACCGCCAACAGTACCGGATGCCTCAACAATGTTGCCAAGACCGTTCCAGTTTTTGCCTGAGTTTCCTGTGCCATCTGCAAAGAACATTTGGTTGAAACCTTCACGCATTGACTCCTCAGCCTGCATGATTTTGGCTTCCAACAAGTTGATGATTTCTTGTTCGCCGTTGTTCTTTCCTTCTTCAATACCGCTGATTGCGATTGAAGCAGCGTACTGCTTCCACTCGTACTCAGCAGCCGAGATGCCTTCTTGGGCTGTCAGCGAAATTGTGTCGTACCCTGAGTACGATGCAACTGTGCTGTTCTGGCCGTAGATAAGCGGCTCAACGATTTTTGTACCGCCGTTGAGCATGCGAATGCGGCCCTTCTCCATCAACTTGTAGGTCAATGGGCGTGCGGTGAACACGTTGTCTGTCAACGTCGCGCGATAGTTCGCGAGGGTAGTTGACAAAAGTTCGTCAAAATTACTATTTGCTGGCATTTAAATTCTCCTGTTGTTAGTGCTAGCCGTTAAGTTGGCGTTTAGCCAACTCGAAAGCATCGCGAAGTGTGGTTACTGGTTTAGAAGACACGTCGGCGCTTTTAGCAGAAGCGCCCTTAGACACAACAGTCGCTTCCCGTTTCGCTTGAACAATAGCTTTTTCTTCTTCTGCTTTTTTGGCTTTTACCTGATTAGCAGTCAAACTTTGTTCAAAGATACGGTCAAACGCTGTCTGTTTATAGACGGCTTCTAGATTGGGATTGCCTGTAGCCAAAGCCTTAGCAATTACCTCATCTGCATCAAATGCGTCGCCATACTTCTTAGACAAAAGCTCAACAGAACGCTCCAAATCTCGCACAGCTTTTTCTTGTTCAAATGCTCTAATTCGGGATTCCAATTGTCGGTATTGTTTTTCCGCAGGGTCTAAATACAATTCGTCTTCATCTGACGGTTGTTGTTCATTCAACCCATAGTGTTGTTTTAACAATTCCAAAGTGCTTTGAGGGTCGTTTTGCAAGGCTTCTTGCAAAGCAGCACCAAATTGCACCTGCTTTCGTTGCTCACTCAATTCCTGTGTCTTGCGCGTATAATCCGCTTGACGCTGGTATCCAGCAAGCGCCTCTTTTAACGGTACGTCAATTTCTTCACCAGCAACGTTTAGCTTGACAGGTCTGTCAGCATATTCGTCCCAAGCAAAATAATCGCCATTCGCTTCAAGGGCTTCACCTATTTCCGTGCTGACTTCTGCTTGTCCAAGTTCTGGGGCTTCAATTGCACTATCAACGGTGTTCTCATTACTCATAGAGTCCTCCAACGGTTTGCTCTATACCTAGAGCAAAACCGTTACATAGGTACTTGAGTATTTGCCAACGGAGCACCTTGCGCAAGCAGTTGAGACAGAATTTCTGGTGGGATATTAGATGGCATAGCCATGCCACCAGTAGGTGGCATTTCCTGTGGTTCTGCCAATGGTCCTTGTGGCATTGGCATTCCGCCAGGTGTTTCAGGTGGTTGTCCTTCTGGGCCAACGCCTTGTGGTGGAACTGGCATCATTGGTTGTGGAGTAACAAACGAACCAGCACCACGAATACCAAAACCATACTGCAACACATATGTTGCAAGTTTTGGCATATCAAGAATGCCAGCACTAGCAAACGGGGCCATAGCGTCTACAACTTGCATAGCCATCTGACGACGGAATGACTCGTTAACTGGTTGAGTTGAACCACCTTGCACAAGGAAATCAAATTCACCTTGGATGTAATCTCGGTCAAACTTTAACCACACAGGCTCAGCTTCGGAACCTACAATACGAATAGCTTGCTCACCAGTCATGTATTGTTGTGCAAGCATAATCAAACGACGACCGCATTCACCAATAGCTTTTTCAACAATAGCTAATTTGTCCGAAACACGAGCGTTGGCAGCATCTTGGATAATTGCTGCCTCCGTAGCGGTGCGACGAATTTCTGGCATTCCACCACCTTGATATTCGTTAAGTCCAGAGACTGAACGAATATCGTCCGAAATAAGCGATGATTGGTTGTAGAACTCTGGCGGGTTAATAACTGCCGGCATAGGTGCAACAACACTATTGATACCTTCTTCCGAAATAACAGGCACCATCACATTGTCTTCATCGGATTCAAGGGCATTGCGACCATCAACATCAAACGCAGTTTCTTTGTACAGCCATTTACGACTAAAGCGCTTGCGATGATTCATCATCTGTGTGCGAGTTAAATTCAACTCGTGTTGCAAAGGCTCAATAGCTTCCAGTTCGCCCATTGGGTAAAAATAATCTGGCACATCATAGTTGCGAATCATTGTGTACGGATGACCAAACAAGAACGGCATTTTTGTTGGCGAGATAAGGAACTTGTCCGAACCATCACAGAACACCGACATTGTGTTTCGGTCAATGTCGTACCATTCCCAAACCTCTACATACGCATCTTCTTTGTCAGTTGACACTCGTGGGCGGAATTCGTCTTGTCCCCATTTTGAGTAATGCGATGGCGCAGCGTCACCGCGAGCCGACGCATTGTAACGTTTATCTTTTTTGACATCTTCCATTGGACGACGAGTACGTTGTGCAATCCAACGAATATCATCCATTGATGTTGCATCAGGGTCAACAAACATATCAAAAACAGAAACGCGTTCCAAAAACGCTCTATCTTCTTTGATAATCAGTTCTGACTCAATTGCTGCTTCTGGACTAGGTGTGGTTAATTCGTCGTATGAATCAAATGTTGCTGTTTCTTCTTTTGCTTTTTCTTCTTCAACGTAACGATAACCAGTCTTTACCCAACCATGCCCACAAATAAGGAAATCTTTTACAGCACGACGGAACTGTTCTTGGCAACCATAATGCTGCCACCAATAGTTAATAATGGCCTCTGTAACAATTGCTTTGTCAGCATCTTCTGGTCGTTTGGCATTAACTGCAATTTTTGGGTGGTTGATAGATACTGCAGGTGAAATAACGTTAATAGTTGCAAATGCAATATTGACTAACAGTTGGTCTTCTTTGATGTCGGTGCGATGATGCTTACCTCGATACAGGTCAATCAAACGACTCCACAGGTCGTCGTAACGTTCTTCTCTGCGCCAACGACGTGATTGTTCAAGTTTGTTACGATACTTTGTTAATAGTTCTGTGTTGGTTATACGTGCCATTATTTATCCTCTTTACCTTCATGCCAACCAATGTGCTTATCTAACTTACTACTAACCTTGTCAACCTTTGTTCCAATCAAGTGCAACAACTCTCTGCCTTCTGCATGTTGTTCCGAGTTTTCTTTACGCAGTTTGCTGAGCACTACCACTACTGGGCCCGTAATGACCGCAACAACAATCGGAACCCAGACTTCAGGCATGGCACTAAATCCAACGACTGCCTATTGGCTGAGGGTCCAATCCACCAGCTTTAGCGTCAGCTATCTGTTTGTCTTGGCGTTCTTTGATAGTTGGACCATGGAAATTTTCTTTACCGTAAGTAAAACCAAACCGAAGACTACCAACATGGCATTTAAAGCAAATAGCACCCCTTCTGGGTAGTTCTGGTGCATAAAACTCGGTTGAACAATCTTCACAGGTTACTTTTAGCATCAATACAATCCTAAATCGTTACTTTCCTGATGTTATGGGCTCCAATTTTCACTCTTTCAGGGGTTTGAGCCTTCGGAATAAACTGCTCAAACCAACCAAAGGTGTTTTTTCTCGGGGCAAGATTTGCTCGATACTCAGGCAGCCAAACGTACTTTAACATTTGGTTGGCAATGGCTAAAGACATAACACGGTCATCGTGGGGTGAGCCATGCATTTTGCCGTTACTTTCACGAATAAAAGTTCGCAACTCAGCAATGGTGGATTTGCACATCAACCAAATAACAGAGTCACGAATGTTTGCATTTAACTCATCAATAGCCAACGGTTTAGAAACCGAAGTAGTACGCCAACCCAAAGTTTCGCTAATCGTCGGGTTGCGTTGACCCAAGCGTCGTTGTCGGTACAAATTTTTATAGCCCACGCGTTGCAACGCTTTTAGCGTTGTCAACCCGTGGTTGTTTGACTCAACCCCAATAAGACAATGGTTGTACCACCAACCCAGAGCATTTAATACTTCTTCGCCAAAAATGTCTGCATCCACATGACCATGCCAATGTGCCACCACAGCACCTGTTTCAACATTAATGATGTGCGCCGTGCTGTAGTCTCCGTGCCCCAAGCCTTCGGCAACGTCGGCACCAATTACGTAAACTTGTGATGGCTCTGGGAACTCCCACACAGCAAGCTCACCGCCATCTTCACGGAACTCATACATTCCTTTGCCCATAATTTTATGCAAATAGCCGCGGCGAGGCTCCTCGGCCTCGCACGCGCGTAACGCTTCCAAATCAAACACAGGACGCCCAGAACGGATAAACGCCTCATCAGGGTCGGACGGATATTCTTGCGCCAACTGCCAATCAGGCAAATCACGTTTCTTTGCCTCATACCAAGCCACATCACGGTCGCCAGCAGACCACGGAAAAAAGATTCCTGTAAACCTATTTGTGTTGGTTTGCGAACCAACCCACAACTCGTGAAAGATATTGCCTTCACCATTTGCCGTGGACAAACAAATAACACGACCACCAACGTCAGCAATAGGTTCGATAGAAGCCCACGCTTCGCTAGGGTTTGGCAAGAACGCCATCTCGTCAATGATTACGAGATAAACCGATTCACCACGAGCAGGGTCGTTGCCTGATGGCAACGACTCAACAGCAGACTCATTAGCGAACACAATCTTCAACTGGTTATCCGACAACAGTTCCGGGCCATGGGCCTTCATCCAATGAGGCAACATTTTGTAGCCATACTTTGATTTCTGCAACAGTTTTGCTGCTTCGCGCTCTGTGCGCGAAAGCATAACAATAAACCTGTCAGGCCAAAAGAAAGCCAACCAGAAAGAATACGCGGCAGCAAGAGTAGAGAACCCAATTTGTCGTGCTTTCAACACAATTGAGTATCTGCTTGTTAGCCAGGTTTCTATTGTTTCTCGTTGCGCATCACGCAACTCAAACTTGATACGACCCCGCTCAGGGTGTCGTATCATCCAATAGTTGGAGCAGAAATGTTCAAATGCGGCAACCTGTTCTTGAATGGTTGCTGTGTCGGAACCTTTACATCTTCTCCATTCCTTCTCGTTGAGAAGGTCTGTGAGTTCCATTACTTCCTTTTACGAACAGCTTTCCTGCCAAACGCTGGGTCGCTAGTGTTTGCCCAACGAAGAATTGGTGGAATCAAAGCAGCAACCGCTGCTTTACCTAGGTCATCTGGCGCATAGTTACCTGTAGCGGCAACAGCAACGACAGCACCGACAACGCTACGAAAATATGACTGTAGTGCTGCTTTTTGTTGTTTACTGATTTTCATTGTTATCTCCTACTAGTTCAATCCATTGCTTATTCGGTTCAGACCACACATAAAGTTTGCCATCTGAAGGCATTGGGGTTGGTGCTTGCCAATCAAAGTTTTCATTAAGAGTCCACGAACCGTAAGGTTGTGGTGCGATAAACACATCGTTTACAGCGTTATAAGTGTAACCGATACCAGCGTATGTGCCACGAATAGTGCCGTTGTATGAAGTCTGTTTCCATTCGCCTTCAAGTTTTAGAGTGTCAGCAATAAAGGTTTGACCTAGTGCTTCTGTTTGAGGGAAATCAAATGTTGGTTCACCGCAAACTTCGTTGCTAAGCACAATCACTTGCGTTACTACATCATTTTCTATTTTTGCAAAGTGTGCCATTAGAAAGTGATACTCCCTGACGCTGTAAATTGGTAAATCCGATAACCGCCGCTAGTTGTAATTGTTGGTGAACCTGTTGTGCTTGTGGCTGCTGGTTTTGTGTCTGCGTATCGCAATATCACTATGCCGCTACCGCCTGCACCACCGACTGCCGTACCGAATCTTTCTGCGCCACCACCGCCACCGCCTGTATTTACTGTGCCTGCTGTTGGGTTTGTTGTGTAACTTCCGCCGTTTCCGCCGCCGCCTGTCCCACCTGTACCCGCCGTACCATTATAGGTTGCGCCGCCGCCGCCACCACCGTAAGTTACCGCTGCACCGCTATAACTGTTGCTTCTTCCGTTACCACCGTTACCAACATTTGAACCGCCACCACCCGAACCTGCGCTGCCTGCACCACCACCGCCCGAACCATTTTGAGGCGAAGTATAAGTGCCTGTCGCTGTGCCGCCTGCGTTACCAAAACCTAAACCAGTTTGCTTGCCACCTTTACCAACCGAACCACTAGCACCGCCGACACCTGACGAACCGCCGCCCGAACCGCCACCCTGACCAGCGTTAAAATCGTTGTAAGTTCCGCCGCCACCGCCACCAACTGCACCAATACCGCCAGCAAAACTATTTGAACCTTGCGAACCTAACTGACCGATGCCACCAGTAACAACACCGCCTGCACCGCCAGCGCCAACAGTAATAGTTACCGTTTGACCCACATTATATTTGGCGGTCGTTTCAACGACATCGCCTGCACCACCGCCACCACCGTGATAATTACCTGCACCGCCACCGCCACCACCCGCAACTAATAATAAATCAGCATCAAAAGTACCAACAGCCTCAACTACGGTTGGTGTGTTGCTTGCAGAAACATAACCCATCAACCTAGCGGACACAACTAAACCTCTTCCTCAACCTCAGGAACTACAGGCGCAACAAAATCCTGTGTCGCCTCATCATAAGTGAACCCGATACCAGCATATTGTTTGCCTGCAGTATCAAAAAAGGTTTCAACCCAGCGACCTGTGTAGCGTTGCGGGTTCGCTTCTAGGAACTCTCGTTGCACTACAGCAACATGGGTTACTACATTGTTTTCGTTAATTTGTGCGAAGTATTGTGCGCTCATATTTTTTCTCCTAATTTTCTAGATTTTGAACCTGACATAAACAACACCTGCTGCGCCTGCGCCACCTACGCTTGGTCCGTTTTGGCAAGTGCCACCACCGCCTGCACCATAGTTCACACCTGCGTTACCTGTGCCAGTTATTTTACCTGCAACACCGCCGTTACCTGCTGCGCCACCTGTAGCCGAACCACCACCGCCACCACCCGCACCAGCATAATAAGTTGAACCACCAATAAAACCGCTTATGTCAATGCCGTTTCCGCCAGCACCACCGCCACCAGCCGTTCCGTCAGCGCCAACACCACCTGCACCGCCACCGCCACCACCATTTGAAGTAGCAGTTCCGCCACCACCGTTATTGCCGACACTTGGTTGAGTTGTTTTTCCACCTCGTTCTGTGCCACCTATTCCACCACCACCTGAAGCACCATTAAACCCATAGCCTGGACCTGCAAT